TCGGCGTTGAATGAGGCGAAGAACAATCGTGGCGTGTCTCAGCAGGCGGTGGCGTTCGCCAAGCAGTACGACGCCGATGCGGTGTACGAGAAGTATTGGAAGCCTGCTCTCAAGGAGATTGTCGAATGGTGCCGGTTGTCCCAGTCCTGATCGTGCCGGTGCTCACGGAGCATTGGCGTGTTGATGCGATGCTGCTGTCGTTCGAGGGCCGTATCGGGAAACTGATTTGCATTGACAATGGGAACTCGGAGTGGGTGCCGAAGACGCATAAGGCGCAGGAGGTGTTCGTGTGGCGGATGCCGTCGAATCTTGGTGTGGCTGCGTCGTGGAATCTGGGCATCAAGGCGACGCCGTTCTCAACCGGGTGGATGTTGGTGAATCATGACGTGCAGTTCGGTGAGGGTGGCACGGCTGCGTTCTATGGGTCGGCGACGAAGAGCAACATGGTGTTGGGTGGTAAGCCGAACTGGTCGTGCGTGTGGATTGGTAGCGATGTGGTGCAGAGGGTCGGGTTGTTCCATGAGGGTTTCCATCCCGCGTATTTTGAGGACACTGATTTCGAGAGTCGTGCGAGGCGTGCGAACGTGGAGATTGTGTTGTCGACTGCGGCGGTGAATCATCGGAACTCGAGCACCTTGGCGTCGAACGAGAAGTTCCGTGAGAAGAACACGGTGACGTTCCAGTCGAACCTGCACCGGTTCAATGAGCGGCAGGAGCGGCCGTGGGAAGAGTTGAGGGATTGGGAGTTGGAGCGAAGGTTGTTGCAGTCGTGGGATTGAAGCTGGTTGTGGTGTGCCCTGGTGGGGCGGTGACTGGTGGTCCGCATGCGATGCATCAGTTGGTTTCGGTGGCGAACGAGATTGAGTTGGGGTCGGCTGCGATTCTGTATCAGCCTCATGCGACGACTCCTGAGCCGTATCGGCGCTACAACTGTCCGGTGATTGAGATGAATCGTGTGCCGTCGGATGCGTTGATTGTGTTGCCTGAGATTTGGCCTGAGTTGTCGCAATGGTTTCCGAGGAATCGTGCGGCGTTGTGGTGGTTGAGTGTTGACAACTTCGGTTCGCACGGCCAGACAGATGTGTCTGGTATTGGTCTGCATCTGTGTCAGTCGGAGTATGCCTGGCGTCATGTCCGCTGGAAGATGAGCGGCAAGTGCATGATGTTGACGGATTGGGTGGAGGTCGCCGAGTCTGAGCAGGTTCGTGGTGATCGGGTGGTGGTGAATCCGGCGAAGGATGCCGGGTTGATGCGCCCGTTCATGGCGTCGAATCCTGACGTGGAGTTCGTTGAGTTGCGCGGGTTGGACCGTCTCGGGGTGGCGGGAGTGTTGCGGTCGTCGGGTTTCTACATCGACTTCGGTCGGCATCCTGGGCGGGACCGTCCGCCTCGTGAGGCGGCGTTGGCTGGGTGTGTGGTGTTGTCGGTGTTGAACGGGTCGGCCAGATTGTCGGAGGACATGCCGATTGGTGACGAGTTCAAGTTTGATTCGTTGTCGGATGCGAACCGCAAGTTTGAGTCGGTGCGTGAGGATTGGGCGGATGCTTCGGATTGGCAGGCTCCGTATCGTCGGCAAATCGCTCGGCAGCGATACATCTTCACCAGCGAGGTTCATGCGTTGTTGGAATCGCTGGGTTGAACGAAGAGTAGGATTGACCCGTCATGGCGATCACCAACGGCTACGCGACCCGCAACGAGGTGAAGGCGGCGCTACGAATCGGCACGGCCGACACCGTTGACGATGTCCTGATTGACAACTGCATCGGTGCGGCATCCCGGCTGATTGACGGGTATTGCAACCGCCAGTTCTGGGCGGCCGCATCGGCCACCCCGCGAGTGTTCCAAGCCAACACCGAATACGTCTGCGACGTCGACGACTTCTACACCACGACAGGTTTCGTCTTGAAGACCTCCTCGTTCGCGGACGGCAACTTCGATACCACGTGGGCATCCACCGACGTGCAGCTCGAACCGTTGAACGGCGTGCTCGATGGGCTGACCTGGTCATACGACAAGTTGCGTGCAATCGGCAACTACCTCTTCCCGACGGTGAACGCGAACTATGGCGAGCAGGCGTTGGTACAGGTGACTGCTTCGTGGGGTTGGGCGAGCGTGCCAGAGCCGATTATGCAGGCGTGCATCATCCAGTCGTCGCGCATCTTCAAGCGGTATGATTCGCCGCTCGGCGTCGCCGGGTTCGGCGACCTTGGTGCTATCCGTGTGTCTAGATTCCTTGACCCTGACATGGCTCAGCTCGTCGAGCCGTATCGACGCATGCGGATGTTCGCCTGATGCCAGCCACAATCAGTCAAGTCAAAGACGGGTTGAAGACTGCCATCAACACCGTCTCAGGTTTGCGTGCGTTCGACTATCAGCCCGACCAGGTGAACCCGCCGTTCGCATGGCCGACACTCGACACCATCACCTACCACCAGACCGGCATGGCCAGCGGTGGTGTGGTCATGAACTTCACCGTCACGCTCGTGGTCAACCGGGCATCGGAACGAACCGCCCAAGACCAACTCGACCAATACATGTCGTGGGATGGAGCCAAGTCGCTTCGTGCCGCCATTGAAGCAGACCGCACGCTCGGCGGTGTGTGCGATGACCTGATCGTCACCAATGCCGAGAACCTGACGAACATCGACGCCAACGACACCCTGTATTTGGCGGTTGATTTCAAAGTCACGGTGTACGCTTAGAACATGGCGAAATACCTCGTCTCTGGACCATTCCCTGTGAGCGGCGTTCAGCCGGGCGGACATGTGGACGGAAGCGGAATCGACGATGTAGAGTTGTTGATTGCGGCGGGCATTCTGACGCCAGTCGAAGAATCCAAGAAAACCTCAAAGGCCGATAAGGCAGGAGACAAATAGTCATGGCAAAGCTGGTCCTCAAAGACGCGAACATCGTGTTCAACGGAACCGACATCTCAGCGAACGTCGCGTCGGTGACGCTGTCGACCACCGCTGCGGAAGTGTCCACCACCGCATTCGGAGCCACCGCTCAGACCCGCGTCTCGGGTCTCATCGACAACTCGGTGACGTTCAGCGTGCACAACGACTACAACGCCATTGACGGAATCTTCTTCCCGCTCGTCGGCTCGACCGCAGTCACCTGCGTCATCAAGCCGAACGGCACCGCTGCCGCTTCGTCGGCGAACCCGTCGTACACCTTCTCGGTTCTCGTGACCGAGTGGACTCCGGTCAACGGTGCGGTCGGCGAACTCGCCACCGCCGACGTGACGTTCCCAATCTCGGGCGCAATCACCAAGGCCGTCGCCTGATCTAACCCAACAACACAAGGAGCTAGGCAATGAAACTCGGGTTGACCGTTCACGGCACCGACGGCAAGAAACGACTTGCAGTCGTAGCCTTCGCCGACTTCGTCAAATACGAAGAAATCCACGACAAGTCAATGGCCAAGGTCGAAGCAGAGATGAAGGTGCGCGACCTCGCCTGGTTGGCGTGGCATTGCGAGAAACGCAACAAGGTCACCGCTCTCGAGTTCGACGCATGGCTCGACACGGTTGAAGAGATTTCTGCCGGTGAAGGCGAGGACAAGATTGTCCCTTTGGAGAGCAGTCAGCCCACTGGCTGATCGCCTATCTGGCGGTCGAGACCGGCATTGCGCCGTCGGTGTTGCTGACTGAATCACCTCGAATGCTTTACACGATGGTGTCGTATCTGCGTTGGCGTGCGGTGAAGATGAATCCGAACACGCCCTACAATCGGTGACATGGCGACAATCAAACGGTTAGGTGATACCACCGGTGCGCGTGGCATGGGTGCCGACATCCAACTGCAAGTCGATGGGTTGTTCACCTTCTTGCGAATCGCCAGCCAGGCTTACCCTGAGTTCAACAAAGAGCTGCGTCTTGCATCGGAAGAGATTGCGCAGGTAGTGGTCGACAGGGCCAAGGCAAATGCGGCAGGGCAGGCGAAGCACGGACAAAGCGTCCGAGGTTCATCGGGGCGTTCTCAGGCTCAGGTCGTGGTCAACGGATTGCGTGCCAGACGTGACCGAGTGCCGACCATCAAACTCGATCACAACAAGTTGTACCCGTCAAAGTCGCGGAGCAATCGAAGCCGCGGACTTGGCATGATGGGACCAGCCCGGTTCGGTGCTGGTGAGTCTTCGCCATACCGAGGATTCGACCGCAAGGTCACCTATGGCGATGTGTTCTGGGGTGCCGAGTTCGGCGGTCGCAGACGCAAGACCACCCAACAGTTCCTCCGCCACCGTGGACGCCAGGGCTACTTCTTCTGGCAGGCAGTACGCGACAACCGTTCATTCATCGCCAAGACCTACGACGAGAAGATTGCGTCCATTCTGAAGACCCTTGCCTCGGGAGCGAAGTGACGCTAGGGTGACCGTAGGAGGCCCGCCATGCCTACTGACATCAAGGCAGTCAAGTTCGACGACATCAAGACCATCCATCCAAAGCAGTTCGCCATCTCGTGGCTCGGCCTTGAGGCGCTGCTCACCCATAGCGTCGAGAACACGGACAAGACCAAGCGCGATCTCTGGTCGCCTGTCGAGTATTACCACCTGTCGACGCGAGGCAACCGCAACGTCAAGAACGTGACGTGTCTCGTCGTCGACATGGACGGCGAATCATTCGACTACGCCAAGCTCGACGGGCTCGAGTACCTCGCCTACACCACATGGTCGCATCAGCCTGACGACGAACACTGGCACTTGGTGTTGCCGCTCGCCAAGCCGGTGCCAGGACACCGATGGAGCGAAGTCTGGACTCAACTCCACGAACGCATCAACGTCGTGGGCGACCCGCAGACTAAGGACCCAGCACGAATCTTCTACCGCCCGCAACATCGCCCAGGCGTCGTGCCGGGGTTCAAGCGTCAACATGGTGCACGACTTGAACCGAATCTTGAGGCGCGTTTCTACCCGCGTCCCGAGTTTCGTAGGAATACTAGAACGGTGCAGTCAACCCTCAGTACCGATTGTTTCAATGAGGCATGGTGGAATGAACCGCAGGATTTGTCACGATTCACCGGCATGACCAAGACCCAGATTGCGGCTTCACTACTTGAGGAATACGAAGAACTCAGAAAGACGCTGTCGTTTGACTGAGTAGAATCGGCGGTCATGGCCGTCACCCGTGACTTCATTGTCAAGCTGATCGCTGACCCGAAGGACCTGCTCAAAGGGTTCAACGAGATAGGCGACAAAGCGAAGAACATCTTTGGCGGTGCCGATGCCGACATGAAGAAGCTCGTGCCGAGCATCGCTGCGGTCACGGCTGCGTCGGCTGCGGCATTCGCCGGACTGGCCGCATTCGCCACCAAAGCCACTCAAGCCGCCATCGAAGACCAGGCTGAACAGGAACGCCTCGCCCAGACGTTGCAGAAGGTCGTCGGCGCAACCGACGAGGCGGTGGCGTCGACGGAGAAGTTCATTGAAGGTCTTGCCAAGACGACCACGTTCTCCGACAGCCAACTCCGCCCGGCGTTGTCGTCACTCGTCGTTGCCACTGGTGACCTGACTCGAGCACAAGACCTACTCACCGTCGCCCAAGACATCTCCGTAGCCACAGGAACCGACCTTCAGCAGACCAGCGAAGCGTTGGCCAGAGCCGCAAATGGCAACATGAAGGCGTTGCAGGCGTTGAGCCCGACCCTGCGCGACAACATCAAGGAAGGTCAGTCCTTCGATCAGGTATTGCGGGAGTTGCAAGCCAACTTTGGTGGCGCGGCCGAAGCGGCAGCCGGAACGCTGGGCGGACAGATGACGATTCTGCGAAACCGATTCGACGAGATTGTCGAGTCAATCGGAGCGGCATTCCTGCCCATCCTGGAAGAACTCGTCGGTGCGCTCGGATTCGTAGCAACCTTCATTGAGAACAACACCACACTCGTCATCTTCCTGACCTCATCACTACTGGCGATGACGGGAGTCATCACCGCAGTGGTCGCAGTCTGGGGTGCATACAAGGGAGCGTTGGCGTTGGCTTCGGCAGCGAACTACGTCTTCGGTGCATCGCTGACCGCAACCGGTATTGGTGCAATCATCGTGCTCGTCGGCCTCCTGGTCGGTGCGTTCGTCACACTCGTCGCCAAGACGGGAAGCGTATCCGATGCTTTCAAGACGATGGTCAACTTCGTCATCATGGTTTGGGAACAGTTCACGAACAACATCATCATCGGTGTCAACTATGTGATTGACGCCCTGAATGCCATCACGTCGCCGTTGCGCAAGATCGGCATCGACATCGGCACCATCGACAAGATTGCCCCGGTGGCGTTCGGTCGCATGGAACTCGCCGCCAAGGACGCAGCGGACGGCGTCGATGAAGTCAAGGTGGCATTGGAGAAGACGTCGGGTCAGTTGCAACGATTCATCTCAGGTATCCAGGCGGAGAACCGTGCGCGTGCCGCGTCGCAGGGTGCGCTCGATGAATACAACAAATCCATCAGACAGCAGTTGAGCTCGACTGGCGGTGCGGCGGAGAAGACCAAGACCGCAGCCGACAAGTTGAAGGAATACACGCAGGTGTTGAAGTCGGCGCAGTCGGCTTCCAAGTCGTTCGGTGACGCCCAGAAGCGTGCAGGCAAGGCGCAGGAATCGGTTGCCGAAGCGGACAGGGCTGTCGCCGCGGCGCAGGCTGCGCTGCTCAAGGCTCAGCAGGCGGGTTCACCGGCGGAGATTGCCGACGCCCAGCGGGCGGTGGCTGCCGCTGAGCGTGGTTTGGCTCGCGCCAAGTTCGGTCAGGAAGAAGCAATCATCGCAGTGCGTGACGCGGAGAAGAAACTGGCGGAGATTCGCAAAGACCCAGAGTCGACGCCAGACGAGATTCGCAAAGCGGAGATTGCGTTGGCTGAGGCGAAGTTCTCGGTCGCCGACGCAGAGGACAACCAGATCGAGGTTGCGAACAAGTTGGCGGAGGCTCGCCGCCAGTTGCGTATCGCCACGACCGGTCTGACTGAAGGTGACAAGGAACTGGTGCCGTTCCAGGATGCTGTCACCGCCGCACAGAAACGTCAGAAGGATGCGGCCGAGGCATACCAAGAGGCGATTGAGAATCAGACCGAGGCGTTGAATCGGTACAAGGAAACGCTCGAGGAGTTGGGCAATGTTGCCGAGAACTTCCCGAAGATCGCAGCGCGTGTGGGCGCACCAGACCTCATTCCGATCGTGCCAACCCCGACGGGTGGTACGGCTGGTGCAACCACGACCACACCCGCTTCAACCAATGTCAACGTGATGGTGAACTCGAGTGTCGTGAACCCGCAGCAGGTCGGGCAGGAAATCGCCGACTATCTGCGTGCCTACCATCTCGGCGGCGGCGACCAGCGCTACTACACGGCGGTCTAACCGATGGCAAAAACAGCCATCTGGGGACAAACCTACAAAGTCCTCCTCGACACCGGGCTACTCCAAAACGAGTTCCAACTCGACTCCTCCCAACTCGACGGCACCAACATCCTTGACGGCACCATCGACTTCGCAGACGTCACCGAATACGTGCAATCCGTCAGCATCCGCCGCGGCAGACCAGACCAACTCGCACCGATGCCCATCGGCGTGGCCACCATCATCCTCGACGACCAGGCATCACAACGCGCCTTCGACCCTTCCAACACCGCATCGCCCTACGTTGAGTCCGGCTACGGCATCGCCCCGATGCGCTACGCCCAAATCTACGGCGGCACCGCAGGCGACGAACCGCTCTTCATCGGCCGTGTCCGAGACCTTGACATCGACTACCAGCAACCAAACGTCTCACGCGCCATCGTCAGCCTCGTCGATGACCTCGCGCAACTCGGCCGCACCAACCTCACCGCATTCAACCCATCCAGCCAGTTGACCTCCGCCCGCGTCTCAGCGATACTCGACCGACCCGAAGTCGGATACTCGACCGCGACACGCAGCATCGCCACCGGCAACTTCACGTGCGGCACCGTCGCCTACGACAACAACGACAACGTCAAATCCGCCATCGACGCAGTCGTGATTGCCGAAGACGGACGGTTCTTCATCAGCCGTGGCGGCACCGCAACATTCCAGTCGAGCATCGACTTCACGTTCGGGACAGCAACCTTGAGTTTCGGTGACGCAGGCGGAACCGCCATCCCATACCAGGCGTTGTCCGTCGGCTACGGAGTCGAGACCCTCTACAACAACATCCAAATCGGTGTGCAGGGTCTCGCCCTGGCGACCGCAGCCGACTCCACCTCACAGTCCGAGTTCGGTGTCCAGACCTTGAGCCTGAATGACGTACCACTCAACACGCTCGCAGCAGGCACCACACTCGCCCAGCAGTTGCGCGACAAATACAAAGACCCGGTATTCCGCTTCAACGAAATCAGCGTCGTGCTCAACGGGCTGTCGGAGGCGAACGCCCAAGCCGTCTCCACACTCGAAATAGGTGACCTCGTGTCTGTGACCAAGAGCTTCACCGTCGGCTCACCCACCACCGTGGCAAAGACGATGTACGTCGAGCAGATCACTCACAACATCACACCCAACAGCCACACCGTCACCCTCGGACTCGGCCAGGCGCAACTGCTCACCTTGTTCATCCTTGACACTTCCGCTCTTGACGACGTTGACGTTGGGCTAGGATAAGCATCACTATGGGAGCCAATGCACAGACCACAGTTCCCACCTTTACCGCTGGTCAGGTATTGACTGCTGCACAGGTGAATCAAATCAACACGGGTATTCCAGTTGCGGCTGGTACCGCTCAACGTGACGCATTGTTCGGCGGCACTGGCGAAAAAACGTTGGCTGAAGGTCAACTTGTGTACGTTGAATCCGTCGGCCTGCAATCGTACAACGGCAGTTCTTGGGTCACTTGGGGCACCGCACCATCATCTGGTTTGGCGGTGGTGCAGGCACAGACCACCGAAACGGCAGCTGCAACAGTGACCGATGATGGCGTGTTCACCTCGACGTATCGCAACTATCTGATTGTCGGCTCATTCAGTACCAGCAGCACCGGCACTGTCGGCGTACAGTTGCGCGCCAGTGGCGTGACCACGACGGCGAACTACGCCTACCAACGCATCACCGCTGCAGATGGCACGCTGTCTGGCGCTCGTGGTCATACGCAGTCCAACTGGGTTGTCGCGACTGCAACAAACGGCGCATTTCCTAGCGGCTTCGCGTTCTACATCTACCAACCGCAGATCGCAGCCGCTACACCGTTTTGGTTTCAATACAATCAACAGTCTGGAAACAACACGGACTCGCTTGTTTCCGAGTCACGAACAGGTACTCAGAACAGTTCGACGCAGTTCGACGGCATCATCTTCACGCCGAGTACCGGCACGATCACCATGACCTACACCATCTACGGATTCGGAACAACATGAAAACTTTGCACAACGGCGTCCTACGCGACATGACACCCGACGAAGTGGCAGAGATGCAGGCGACTCAAGCCGACATGAACGCCGCACTCGAAGCCGAAGCGGTTGCAGCCGACGCGAAAGCCGCTGCTCTGGCCTCGGCTCGCACGAAACTCGCTGCTCTCGGTTTGACCGACGCAGAAGTCGCCGCACTCCTCGGAGCGTGAAACGAGGGCTTATCGCCCTACCCGCCGTACTTCTCGCCTTCGCGTCACCCGCACAGGCGGATAACCAACCTGGGTTGGCATACACCGTCTGGGACAATCGCACCGGTCAGTTCAACCAATACAACGCCAGCCCGCCACTCCCACCAACCACCCCAATCATCGCTACCGGCGTAGCCCCACGCATCGAGTATCAGTGGGGCGGCGGCCCGATCATGGGCACCGACATCTCCGAGGATGTCGTCATCAGGTTCGAGGGTTGGATTGACCCGCCCACCGACGAAACCTACTACCTCTGCATCGCGTCCGACGATGGAGCAAAGATGTATCTCAACGACACGCTCGTGATCGACGACTGGTACGACCGTGGCGGCGGCTGCGGGCAAACTGTCGACGCAGACTTCTCCGACGGTCAACCGAAAGAGCTCACCGTGTGGTGGTATGAGAACGGCGGCGGTGCGCACGTCACGCTGCTCTGGTACACCGGCAACGGTTGGGCCACCGCGCCCGAATCATGGTTCAGCGTCTTCGAGCCAGAGCCACCGGCAACCACCACCACGACAGAGGCAACGACGACTACGACCGAGCCACCGACAACGACCACAATCACCACGACCACGTTGCCACCGACCACTACGACCGAGCCGACGACGACGAACACCGAAGCACCGACTACAACTACGACTTCAACCACCACTACAACCACGACGACGACGGTCTATGTTCCGCCCGAGACCACTACCCCAACTACCACTACGACCACGACTTCAACCACCACTACGACCACTACAACTACGACCACGACAACTGAACCGCCGACCACCACGACCGAGGCACCAACCACCACGACCGAGGCACCAACCACCACGACTGTCGCGCCAACTACCACAACCACGATTCCTCCTACGACCACCACGACCGAACCTGCAACCACCACCACCGAAGCCACCACGACCACGACCACGACCGTCGCCCAGCCTGTTCCCAGCACCACGATTTACGTCGTCCCGGCTGAACCCTCCGTCGCCGAAGCAGTCAACGTCATCACCACCGCACCACTAGACGAGGTGCCAGTCGAGCAACTGCAAGAAGTGTTCGCCGCAATCGAACCAGAACTGCTCACCGCAGTCGAGGGTGAGGCAATCGCCCAGGCGTTGAACGACGCACCCGAAGAAGTCAAGGAAGCCTTCGAGGAAGAAGTCAACGTGTTCGCAGGCGTCTTCGACTCCTATCGGATGGTCGGCCAGAACATTGACGTCGGTCAACGTCGCACACTCATCGCCGTTGCGAATAGCCTTGTGGCTGTCGGACCAGCCCTGCGGCGGAGAAAGTAATGTTCAACAGATTGGGCAAAGAGATGCTCGCCCTCGGCTTCACCCTCGGAGCATCCGCCATCACCATCATGACGCTCTCCGGGGCGGTGCAGAACTGGGCGTTGTTCTTCACGTTTCTTTCGCTCGCACTACACTTGGCAGGCGTAGCAACCGAAGGAGAGAAAGACAATGACGACTGAAGTGAGCATCAAATCGAATCCGACCATCGCCAAGTTCTTCGACCTTGGCCAGAGACTCTTCTCGCTGTTCCTCGCCAACGCCCTTCCCGCGGTCACCGGTGGTGCCGTGCTCGGTGTCAGCGTCAGCAAAGCCGCAGCCCTCGCCGGTTTCATGGCGGTGATTCAGGTCGTGCAGAAGCTCGCAGCCGCGTCGACCGACGGAGAGTTGACGACCGAAGAAATCGCCGAGGCGTTCGGCAAACCAGCCAAGAAGAAGTAGTGGCATGCCACGCCCGAACTGGCCGGTCAAACCCGTCGTCTGGTGCGAACATCTCAAAGGCAAGAAACCGTCCGAGATAACACCCGACATGCTGGTGCCGATCACCGGTGGCGGCAAGCTCGAGAAATGTGCGGCGGAGCGTTGGGAACGGATGGTTGCGGCCGCGCAGGCTGACGGCATCACGTTGAAACCGACGTCGTCGGGTGACACGTTCCGCAGCATCGAGCAGCAGAAGGCCGGGTTCTTGGCGCGTTATGTGAAGCGTGAGATTCCAGGTCAGTCGAGCCGCACGTGGGAAGGTCGGACGTGGTGGTTGAAGAAGGGTATGGCTCCGATGGCTGCACCAATCGACGACCCGGCGAACGACAAGGCTCGCGGTTCACGTCACCTCTACGGCATCGCCGTCGACGTCGCCAACGCCAGCGGCCCGATACTCGAGTGGCTGCTCGCCAACGAGGAGAAGTTCGGTTTCAGCCACGAGGTGCTGGGCGATGCGAACGGCAAGGGTGCCGAGCCGTGGCACATCAGGCTGGTGAATCCGAATGCTTGACCAGGGTTGGGCTCTCGTCATCTCCGCGGTGGTGGCGGCGGTAGGTACCGTCATCGTCACCCTGCTCACCATGTTCCGTAAGGAGAACCGTCGGGACCACGGGGCGGTCATGGATGCCCTCGACCGGGTATCCACCACGGTTCAGCGGGTCGAGGGTAAGGTGGATTCACACCTCGAGTGGCACATAAAGGAGACAGGGAATGGGAGAGTTGTTCGACGCAATAAGGTCGGAGGCCGCAAAGCGTCCTAACGTCACGTCAACCGAGACGAGATTGGAAGCACATCTCGGCAAGGAAGGCTGGAAGGACTTTCAGAAAGCCTGCTTGGACAGGTCGTTCTCGACGTCGGTGATTTGTCGGGTCGTGAAATCTTCGGGCTTCAACGTCTCGTACTCCGCAATCCAGCGGATACGTGTCGACATCCAGAAGCAGGCCGAACAGTGACCGCGTATGACCACCAGCGGGAACTCGACGAACTCCAACGACTGCTCAAGAAAGCCCAGCAGGAAGCGGCGGCAAACAAGCGTCGCACCGACGACCTCGTCAACGCGGTCTACACAGCGGCGTATGAGGCCGCCAAGGCTTCCGGCAGAGGACTCGCTGTCAAGCGCCCTCCCGTGGATAAGCGACGCCGCAAGGCCGAAGTTGCGTTGATCCACGCCACCGACTGGCAGTTGGGCAAGAAGACCGTCACCTACGGCATCGACACCCTGGCGAAACGAATGGATTTGTTCGCCGACAAAATCGTTGAGATAACGAAGATTCAACGCCAAGACCACCCGGTCCGTGAAGCAGTCCTGATGCTCGGCGGCGACATGGTCGAAGGTGTCGGCATCTACGAGTCGCAGGTCTACGAAATCGAGGCACACCTGTTCGAGCAGCTCTTCGAGTGCGCACGCATCATCGAGAAACTGGTCCGCGACCTGGCTCAAGAGTTTGAGCACGTGCGCGTCGTCTGCGAGTTCGGCAACCACGGCCGCATCGGCAAATACGGCGTCATGCCCAAAGGCGACAACGTCGACCGCATGGCATACCGAATCGTCCAAGACAGAACCAAGGACATCGCCCACGTCACCTGGCAACAATCAGACAACTGGTACCAGCACTTCGCCATCGGTGCCTACAAGGTGCTGCTCGTCCACGGCGACGAAATACGCACCTACTCGGGCACACCGCTCTTCGGCATCATCAAACGAGTATCCGCGTGGGCTGCGGGCGTCGTACCAGCGTTCGACGACTGCTACATGGGTCACTGGCACAACCCGATTTCGGCGACCATCGGCAACGGCAACCGCGTGTTCATCACCGGCAGCCCGGAGAGTTCCAACGCCTACGCCGCAGAGCATCTCGCCGCCCAATCACGACCATCGCAACGCCTCCACTTCATCGACCCCGACAAGGGTCGCGTCACCGGGGAGTACGTCGTATGGCTCGACTAGAAGAGTTCGGCAGCCTCGCCCTCATCACCTGGCACGACACCCACAGCGACGACCAAGGCTGGCTCCACATCGGAGAAATCGACCCGACACCCTGCGTCGTCCACAGCGTCGGCTGGCTGCTACCCACCCACGAAGGCGGCAAACCAGACCACGTCACCCTCTACCAAACCCGCATCGAAGGCACCGACCAAATCGACTCCGTCGCCCACATCCCCGTCGGAATGGTCGTCAAAGTGAAGCTCTTGAATCGGACCGAGTTCAGGTAGGGTTTTCTTTGGATTAGCCAAGGAGGCGTCCACTAGGCTCGATGACGGCAGGTCCTCGGCCTCGGCGGGCGTCACGAGTCGACCGCCCCGCATCAGTTTCCTCCTTGGCTGATGCGGTCATACCTAGAACGGAGACACCATGAGAACCACCACAGCGGCCCTCATCCTTACCTTCGCCGCCTTCCTCGGGCTGATGCCAGCGATGGCGGCAGAAGCCCCGCAGACCGCACCAGAAGCGATTACAGCCCCGCAGAAGCCCAAAGCCACCACAACCACCACCCAAGCCCCAGAACCCCAGAGACGGCCTCTGGAGGTCGCTGACGGGCAATCCTGCCCAGGCTGGATAGACATCGCCCGTGAGGTCGGCTGGCCCGAGGCAGAGCTGCCGATGGTCGGGGCGGTGACCTACTTCGAGTCCCGATGCCTGAACACGGTGCGCGGGGACAACCAGGTCTCGTGGACCGCCTGGCAGATTCACACGAAGTCGTGGTGCCGACCGAACCGGTATTGGCCCGACGGTTATCTGCAAGCCATGCAAATAGTGACCCGCTGCGAAGACCTGCTCGACCCGCACACCTCCGCTAGAGCGGCCCTCGCCATCTGGCAGGTTGGCGGCTGGAAGCAGTGGACGACCTGGCGCAAAGCATCCACCACCTTGCAACCGTGATGCCCTATGGTCGAATCTGACCCAAAGGAGGGACAATGAAACCGACACACAAACTATGGATACTCACCGGCTTCACCGCCGCGTGGATCGGACTCTGGATGACAGGACCAGAGAACCCCGACGACACCTACTCGACGTGGGAGCTCTACCTGTTCGGCGCGGTGCTCATCGCCTGCTTCATCCAATCGGTTCGCATCTGGTCGGAATACTTCCAGCAGCGTGACGCCGACAAACTCCGAGAACTGTTGAAGCGCCGTGACCGAAACACTCGATAACTGGTCAAACGAAGACAACGTCTTCGTCCTACGCAAACCGAAGTGGCACGAACACGCACTCTGCTACGGCGTCTCAGGCGACATCTTCTTCGAGGAAGGCGTGAAGCGTCTCGTCATCGAAGCCAAGACGTACTGCAACCGATGCCCGGTACGAATCCAATGCCTTGAGCACGCCATCTCCAACGAAGAAATCGGTGTTTGGGGTGGACTCACCACCAAGGAACGCACCAAGGAAGCACGTCGCCGTCGTAGGCTCAAGGTTCATGGCCCATCCAAATAAACGTAAAGGCAACGCAGCGGAGCTTTTAGTAGCGAAATGGCTACGAAAGTACGGATGGGTGAACGCCGAACGCAGCCGTGCCGGTTGGACCGACGACCGTGGCGACATCGACGGCCTGCCAGGCGTCTGCATCGAGGTCAAAGCCGAGAAGAAGATTGACTTGGCGGGCTACATGAAAGAGCTCGCCAACGAGATGGGCAACGCACGCGCCTGGACCGGCACCGTCATCGTCAAACGTCGCGGCAGCCAAGACGTCGACGAATGGTATGCGGTCATGCCAGCCAAGGTGTGGGCCGAACTGCTCGCTATGCTTGACCGTCCTACACCGCCCCGCTAAGGTTCTCTCACTCCCAATAAGCCCACAACAAGGAAAGGCCCGCCAGCCCAATGACAAACGCCGACGAGTTCACGACCGCCGAAGCACCCAAAGACCGATGGGGTCGCTACCGCATCATCACCACCAGCGGTAAAGAAACATCGTTCACCCGCGTCACCACGATCGCCAAATGTCTCGACGATGAAGGTGCACTCACCGCGTGGAAAGGTCGCATGACCGCGACAGGTCTCGTGCATCGCAACGACCTGCTCGTCGCTGCATCAACATGCCTCGACGACAAACAATCACTCGACCGCATCGTCCAGCAGGCAATCGAAGCAGCAGGTGCATCGAGCAAAGCGAACATCGGCACCGCGCTGCACCAACTCACCCAGGCGATTGACCTCGGCCAGAAGCCCGCAATCCTGCCCGGTCTGCAAGCCGACGTCGACTCCTACGTCGCAGGCATCACCCGACACGGCGTCATCATCGACCCGCGCCTCGTTGAAGTGCTGCTCGTCAACGAGAAGTACGAGTACGCAGGTACCGCTGACCGCATCGCCCGATTCCGCAACCGCAAACGCAAACAAATCTTCGATCTGAAGACCGGCAACATCGAGTACGCGATCAACGCCATCGCAGTCCAGATGGCGATGTACGCCAACGCCGAATACATCTACGACTGGCGCACCAAAGAACGCACACCGATGCCCGAACTCGACAAGACCCGCGGCGTCATCATCCACCTCCCAGCCGGACAGGCAAAGTTCGACCTCTACGAACTTGACCTCGTCGCCGGGTGGGAAGCCGCCAAGATGGCGATGGACGTCCGCGCCTGGCGCAAGCGTAAAGACCTGCACATCAAAGTGCATGCGGAGGCGGCGGCCACAGACGGAGTTCCGCCCACAACTGGAGTCGCCGCCTCTGCCGACCTCAACCAAAGCGATGCGCTCGCCCGCATCTACAACCTGCCCGTCGCCGCACGCGAACTGTTGAAAAAGACGTGGCCCGTACCCGGCGTGAAACTGCCAGACATGAACGAAGCGCAGCTCGACATCCTGCTGGCACGCATCGTCGAGTTGGAGACCGAGCACTCCGCGCCGTTCATGCCCGACCCCGACCCGCTGCCCGTCAAGAAGAAGCCAGCGGTCAAGAAGAAGGCGGTCAAGAAGTGAGCGCCAATCTGCCGTCACCGTCATTCGTCAAGTCCTACGTCAATCACTCCTTCCCGAGAGTGCAAGCAGTGTTCTTCGAGTTGCGTGAACTCATCACGACGCCGAAAGACCGGTGGACGCCCGAACAGAAGAAGTGGTGGGCATCCGTCAACATCTGCCTCGGTCAACTTGAATCCGAACTTCGCGAACAGAAGAAGGTGAAGAAGTGAGCATCCTTGAAGGTCAACTCGTTCCACCCGCAGACGTCGCAGTGTTGAAGCAACGCTTCAACGCAATCAGCGACACCCTCCGCGCCGAGATACGCGAAATCTCCGACGAAGCGTTCGGTGCGATCAGCATGAACCCGCCGACCGAACGCCGCGTCGGCATCGCACGCATACTTCTCGAAGTGGCCGGACAGGAAGGCCACATCGACAAAGACCTGGTGAGAAGCATCTGCACGCTTCGCACCGGGAAGCACTACCCGAGTGCAGGATTCGCCCTGGCGGATTTGTCATGGATCGACGCCGAACGAGTTTGGTCGACGTTCCAAGACATCTACGCGAATCGGGTCGAGTTGGAATACATCCCAGAAAGCAACCACTACACCATCAAGGAGCATCATCATGTCAGATGAGTTCATGCAATCAACCGCAGGCGGTCCCAAACTGCCCGCACTCAAGTTCACCAAGGTCGGTGACATCCACACGGGTGTCGTCACCGCGGTGACCAAACTCGAGGACCGAGACCCGGCAGGGAACGCCAAGACCTACGACAACGGCGACCCGCGCTACGTCTTCGTCTTCACCCTCGACCAGCCGACCGGCGCATCAAACCTGTGGGTGCGCGGCCAGATGGTCAAAGCGATCCGCGAAGCAGCCGAGAAGGCGGGCGTCTCCACGCTCGTCGGCGCAACCCTGTCGGTGAAATACACCGGTGACGGAGAGAAGAAGTCGGCTGCGTTCAACGCACCGAAGCTCTACGCCGCCAAGGTCGAACCCGCCAAGCAGGACGACTCCAAGGAGATGTGGTAGTGACCACCGAGGTCACGCTCGCCGCCCTCGGTGGCGTCGTGGCCTTGTGGTTCGCCCTGCTCTGGCTGGCCCTGCGTCAGCCGGGGCGGGGCACCCGCAACACCGAACATGACGAAGCAAGAGATTCGTGACGCA